GATTTGCTGGATATTCATAACGATTCCTAAATAATCATGTGAAAGTCTGTGGCATCGATTACTCTATGACCTCACCCGCCGTTTGCGTTCACGACGCTGGGGTCTACACCATTCGATTCCTGACTGACACCAAGAGGCACGCGCAGACTCATACGTTTGATTCGATCATAGGCCGATTCGTTGTCGAGGGGTGTGCCTACCCCGTCTACCAGTCCGAGATCGAACGATTCCATCTCATCTCCGAGTGGGCGATGAAGAGCCTCGGGGAGGGACTCATTGTCATCGAGGATTACGCGATGGGTGCCAAGGGTCGAGTGTTTCATATTGCCGAGAACTGCGGGTTATTGAAGTATAAGATATGGTCGGAGGGACGAGGGTACGAGACCGTCGCCCCCACCGCACTCAAAAAGTTCGCCACGGGAAAGGGAAACTCCGACAAGAACGCCATGCACGCCGCGTTCGTCACGCTCACGGGGATCGACCTGATGAAGGAGATGACACCCAACGCCAAGGATTGCGGCAACCCCGTGTCGGATGTCGTCGATGCCTTCTACCTCACACGCTTCGGTATGCTCAAAGGCTGATCGGCGTGTTCGACGAATACAGGTTCGGAAATGCCTTGAGGGCGATTTCCAGCGAGATTTCGTATCGATCGGAGAATTTCCCGTTCAGGAGAGACTCGACCATCTCTGCCTCCTTGGGGCTGATTGACTCAAGAATCTGAATCAGAATCTCGTCCTTCCTCTTCGTAGGGAGTTTGTACTCCTTCTTGAAGATGTAGAACCGCTTGATTTCGATGTAGATGCTGGTCGGAGAGAGTCCATCGGGACTACCATCGGACGAGAAGGGAGGCGTTTCACCTCTGTACCATTCGCGTCGATCGAACGCATATCGAAGAAGTTCGCGGATTGCGGAGGTGTTGTTGACCTGAAGGCCTCGAACGATGTCGTTTTCATTCTTTGCGGAGGCCTTGATGCTGTCGAGAATTTCTGGAAGCAAAAGCGTGGCTGGCATGGCGATCTCCTATAGGTAAAAGTATTTAGTCACGGTCACTTGACAATCGAAGCGGAGGGAGTATCATGTCCTCATCATAGATAGAGAGGACCGATCCCACTGGCTCGTTGCCATTGCCTCGGTTCCATAGGTATCTATATGAAGAACAATGATGATCGTGTAAAGGTGTACGTGCGTTCGCTGGACAAGGTGGCTACGGTGCGTCGAGTTGAAGACGATCCGATCTGGGGCAAGCAGTATCTTGTCAGCACCTATTCGTACGAATGGGGTCCCGAGTCTCACTGGGTCAAGGAAGACGACGTTGAACAGGTGAAGAAGGTCCGACTCTGAGGCATAAATACTCATATGCCAAATTATGAATACATGTGTGGTGCGTGCGACCACGTTTTTGAGCAGACCCTCACGATGGCTGACAGGGCCAAACCCACGAAGAAGCCCTGTCCCAAGTGTTCCAAGAAAAAGGTGGAGCAGTACTTCGGGACTCCCCCCGCCGCGTGCGACCCTCTGCGTGTAGGCACCGTGGGCAAGGTGGACAACGGATTCAAGGAGGTCATCTCCAAGATCAAGAAGGCCCACCCTCGCCACGGCATCGCCGACAAGTATTAATCATGAAAGACTACAAACTGAACTGTGTGCAGGCCGAGGGCCAGCGTTTCTATCAGTCTCCCGTTCAGGGCTACTGGTATCCTTCCGTCACGACCGTGGTCGGCCATGAGAAGGCCGAGTTCTGGGCCGAGTGGAGGCGTGATCCGAAGAACGCCGAAATCTCTCGTCAGGCGTGTTCCAACGGAACCCAGTATCACACGATCATGGAGGACTATCTGATTCACGGGAAGGTCCCGACTGGCCTAGAAGACCGCGAGAAGTTCGAGACGACGAAGCCCTATCTGGATCGAATCACCAAGGTCCATGCCGTCGAGACGGGCCTGTTCTCCGACAAGATTCGAATGGCTGGTCGAGTGGACTGCGTTGCGGACTTCGATGGAAAGATTTCAATCATCGACTTCAAGACCTCTCGCAAGCCCAAGACGATCGACATGATCGAGAACTACTTTCACCAGACGGCGGCGTACGCCTTCATGTGGGAGGAACTGGGTGGGGGTCCCGTGGATCAGGCGGTCATCATCATGCTGTGCGGTGATGGCACCATCAAGGACTTCGTGGTGGAGACGAAGGAGTATCGAAAAGGTCTCATTCGTGTCGCCAAGTCATATTGGAACAAGTACGATTTCAAGAAAATTCAGGAGGTCGCCAATGGAGTTTTTAAAGAATCTCTTCAGTCGCAAGCCTGAAGTCGCCGATGAAAAGAAGCCGCTCAAGTACCATTGTATTCGATTCATGACCGAGCGAGGAGAGCAAATGGGTCTGCTTCTCACGCAGGAGGAGTTCGAGGTCGCCGTGAATCGTTGGGTTCAGACCATCGACGAAATGCCGATCTCGGAGACGGCTGAGAACGAAGAAGGAGTTCCGTAATGGGTTCTATCGTAAACATTGAACACGATTTTTCCAAGGAAGTTGAAGAAATGATGCGTATCAAGACCGATACGTCATACATCGAAATTATCATCAACCTCTGTGAAAAGTATGCTATCGAACCTGAGTCGGCGGCGAAACTGCTGTCGAAGCCGCTTCGAGAGAAACTGAAGGCAGAGTTTGAAGGGCTCAACATGATTCGCAGCAGGCGAAAAAAATCAAAGTTGCCCCTTGACTAACACAAAAGACACGTTACCATACACCAATACACGTTTCCCATACACGAAATACAAGGAGATACAGACATGTCATTCGCATCACTGAAAAAGAATTCCGCCGCCGACTTCGACCGCCTCCAGAAGGAGATGGAAAAGCAGTCCAAGAAGGGTTCCTACGAGGATACTCGCTTCTGGAAGTTGGAGGCCGACAAGACGGGCACGGGATCGGCGACCATCCGTTTCCTCATGGCGAGCGAAGGCGAGAAGGACCCGTACATCGAACTCTGGTCTCACTATTTCCAAGGCAAGGGCGGCTACTACGTCGAGAACTGCCCCACGACCAACGGACAGCGTTGCCCCGTGTGCGATGCGAACAACGAGTTGTGGGAGGAGAGTGGAAACGACGACAACCACCCGAACCGCAAGATCGCGCGTGACCGCAAGCGGAAGTTGAACTACATCAGCAACATCCTCGTCATCAGCGACCCCGCGAACCCCTCGAACGAAGGCAAGGTCTTCCTGTTCAAGTACGGCAAGAAGATCATGGACAAGATCAAGGCCGCGATGAAGCCCGCCGATGCCGACGATCCGAAGTTCAATCCGTTCGACTTCTGGGGCGGTGCCAACTTCAAGTTGAAGGTCGCCAAGGAGAGCGGCTATCCCTCCTACGACAAGAGCAGTTTCTCGATGCCGTCTCCGCTTCTGGGTGGCGATGAGAAGCAGTTGGAGGCGTTGTGGAACAAGCAGTATCCTCTCCAGCCCTTCGTCGCGGGGGATCAGTTCAAGCCCTACGAGGAACTCAAGGCGAAGTTCGACAAGGTTCTGAAGGGCAACTCGGCGATTTCCAAGGCCGAGGCCACTGAACCGAGCGACTTCCGCTCGAAGATGGATGCGAACGCGAGCGAGGAGGTCGATAAGCGTTTCGGCCCTGCGTCCTCCGCGAAGAAGGACGAGCCCGCTCCCTTCAAGGCGACGAAGCCCAACAAGCCGAACGTCGAGGAGGAGACCGAGGAAGAGTCGATGTCGTGGTTCAAGAAGTTGGCCGAAGAGGATTGATCTCGGCTGAAAAACAAGGAATGAACAGGGGGGCTTTTCAGCCCCCCTTTTCTTTACGCAAGACCAGGCATGGATGTATGGTTTATGTATCTTGACGTTGGGGAATCGTTTCTCGGAGACCCGTACGTCTGGATCGTCGGTCGATTGGTGACCACTTGGTTGGTGGTCGTGCTGGTCTGAATCTGGGTGGTTGAACCTCTGGAAGACCCGCCTGCTGCCTGTGCTTCCTTGGTTGCCTGACCGACATCACCTGGGGAGTTTGGTCGTGTTCTCATCTCCCACATTTTCATGTTTTTATCGAACATTCTCTCTTCAGGTGACCTGTTGTCCACATGGTCAGCAGAATAGGAATTCTTGATAGTGACGGAAGATTTAGCGGCTGCGGGCT